CGCGTGGGCAATGACATTCGCGTTCCATCATCTCTGGAAAACTTTCGTTTACTTGATCTGCGATGTTGTCATACACTTGTATCGCAGTGTCTTTGTTCCACTCCATTCTGCCCGCTTCAACATCAGCACGGATAGCAGGCCACGCTGAGAAATAGACAGAGTTGTGAACCAATAAATCGTTTGCAAAAAAGTAAGGGTCGTCTGCGTTCACTCCAATGTCATACACATATTCGTCGTCAAAAGTTCCGACACATTCAACTGATTGAATAGTTGTTTTTTTAATAATCATTTGATAATCCTTTCATACACTATTTGACCACAATCCCAAATTCTGCGATATTTGTTTTCATACATATTTTCTACTTCAGTTTTGTTCTCATCAAATACTGCAATAGCGTCCTTTAACTTATGCTTTTGGAAGATACTTCGATGCCATAATGTTTTACAATCATCAGTGTAATAATAGCATGGATCAGTTTTATAAGCAAGAGTAAATCCTGATTGTTCATAAACATTTCCCATACTCCATCTCCGGTTTGCGTATGATATAAGAGTTCCGCGGTGGGTAGTGTCAAATTCCTTAACTATTTTGCTAAACCCGCCGATGACTGAATAATATTTCTTAGATGCGAATCTTAAAATTTCGAAAACATTCTGCTGCTTAGATCGGTATCTTGATTTAGAAAAATTGCCAACTGATACTAACTCCCCCTTATATGATAGCCCAATATTTAAACTGCCTATAACAGCACCTTGCAAATGATTTTCAGTAAAAAACTTTGTCGCTACTTTATTTCCAACTAACACGATGCTGCATTGCCGCGCATAAATTTTATGTGAAGTGAGTTTTAGTTTATGCAAAATAGTTGATTTCCAAATATCTTTAGTAACTGGGGAATTCCATTCAACATCTAATATATGCAGTAACTGAATATTATTTTCCTCACATTTGATTGTTTTATTCAGATGCTGTTGTGACATATCCTTGTCCTTACTTATCGCGTCAGATGAATGCCAATATATGCCATTGTATTCAATTGCCACTTTATAGTCAGGTAAGTAAATATCTAATTCAAATCCCAGCCCCCTCCATGAATGCTTAATATTAGTAACTCCAACACTAGTAAGCCACTCAATTATTTCATATTCAGCAGCAGATTTAAAGGTCGTTTTCTCTATTCCACATTGTGGGCACCCGTTTCCGTTATTCAAATGATCACCTGGTCGCTGCCAAAATTCACCGTGCTTTTTGCAGATGATTTTAACTTTGCTGTGTAGAATGCTAATGTAGTTAGTTTGTGAATAGTCATACAAATCTCCGTGTTTTTTCTTACATTTTTCTATATACTCTTCATTTGAAATTCTGTTTTTGGCGGTAACCATATCGTTACCACATTTTTGACATCCGTGACCTAGTTTGTGGACTCCGGCTGATTGGGTAAACTCCCCGTGAATTGGGCAAATAATTGTCACTATATCCGATAACTTAGTGAAATTGACTTTTGAATAATCATACTTGTTATTATGCGTTATCTTGTTTTCATTCACCCAACTAGATACCTCTGTTTTCAATGGCCTGCTACTTGCAGCACATTTTTGACATTGATACCCTTTTAAAAAATTTGAGATTGGCTGTTTAAAATCACCATGAATTTGGCAAGTAAGCGTAATTTTTGATGATAACGACATTACCTCATTGAGAGCACTAATAATATACCCATACCTATTTGCTGAATGCAGCTGATCAATGGTAATTGGTTGAGAAGTGTTAATATGAGATTCACAACGACATGGCAATGCTGCTAATTTAATATCTCTAAATTTTTTTGTAATAGATAATTGCTTTCCACATATCTCACACACTGGGATTGGCAGATTAGCATAATACAAATTGATAGCAGCAGTTATATCAAATACTTTTTCGCGACCACCATATAATTCGATGATTTTGCTATATAAATCAGGATTATCTTTTTTGAGTTGATTGGGAGTCATATCGAAATCACTACATCACCTACTACTAACTCAGATGGTTTTTTGCTTATCAGCTTGCCATCTTGCTCAACCATAATACTATGATCTTCAGTAACGAAAACTTCGTGCCCATCGGAATCCGTAACTCTGTATTTTTTCTTACTGACTTTATGCCTATATACATAGTTATAGTTTGTATACTCAGCAGCATTACGCTCAGTGTTTAAATGACAAACCTGAATATTGTCATTTCTCGAATATTCTTTACCGCCTTCCCCCCAGGTGATATTTCCAAGAGTAAATAACTCCTCAACGGTCATACTGCCTTGTGTAGTTCGAATCATTGAACTACCGCAAATAGAGTCAGTATCTCCATATACAACGGCCTCACCATCATACTCATATTTTCCAGTGATACACTGGTTAACGAAAGAGTCCATGTGCTTGGCAATAGTCCTACCAGTAAGCGTAGTAGATTGCCCGATACGGAAATCGTGGAACCTACAGCCTGGATTTAAAAGAGCCCCGTATAAGGAGTTGAGTCCAATTTTTTTTACCTGCTGTTTCTTATCCCAGTATTCAACAGTAATTTTTATTTGATCTAAATTCGCAGTTATTTTGTTATTCGTTAACTTTAGCTGGTGCAATTTAATATAGTTAGCCAGCCCGTTGCTATCTTTATCAGCTATCAGTTGCTTTACTTTTGGGACATCTATCATATCATGCGGTCCTTGTTATAATCAAAATTCTCAAGTGGAATAACTTTTATCCCAATATCAGCAAATGTTTTACCAGAGTGTTGTTCACAAAATTGTTGTCTGTCAAAACTTCGCGTATTTTTAATTCGGCCCGTTTGCCTAAAAATATTCATTGCTTCATCTAGCATCATTGGATAACCCTCCATACAATGAATTTATATGGTGGACAAAAAATCCGCTATTTCAGATGCCATTTCATCAGATATTTCAATGCCATATTGAAGCTCAGTAGCTTCTTTTTTCTTCTTTTGAAGCACTTTACGCTCAGCATACCAGTATGCTAACAGTCCAGGAATAATGCCTTCAAAATCGTATCTGAAAATAGTGCCGTTAGCACTAAGCATCCACTTTTGCCCACTTTCAAAGATAAGCCTCCAAACCTCGTCAGCAGTATGGACCGTCGGCTCCTCTACACCTTCCCAATCAATGGTAAGCTCTGTGCCTCGCTCCATGTTCATTACTGCGGAATACTCCAAACTGCCAAACAATCCTTCCCAAGCAGCCGCAAAACTTGGCCCTTTCATCATGCGTTTACCAACAAGACGGTCTTTCATCTTTTCTGCGATGTAGCGATCTGTCATGATGGGGCGAATCTGTCCGACAATGGTTTCGGGACCCATGTTCAGCGCACGGATAGTGGAGGGATACAGTGAGTTGATGTCAATAGCGCCAATGTATTTGTGCATGCCAACTTTGGGGTGAGCAACATACGCACCAGCTGCTCTGCCATCGTCATCATCCTCCCCCATAATATCTACAGTTTCTTTGGAGTATGGTTTCTTACCTGGCACTACCAGTCCTTGCTTGTGAGCAGCGTTGATGATAGCCTGGTCTGTGATAGCAACCGCGCCCATCGTCGTTGGCAGTAGCACGGTGTTGTCGTGAGCCAGTTCGTTAGCTAGGTCAATAAACTTCAGCTTGGCGTCAAGGTTAGCTAGTAGTCGCACGTCTTGACGGTTGTAGTCTAAGAACTTGTAAAAATCTTGCTTGTAAAGCTGATCCAACGTGCCCTCATACTCTATCTTCTGCTCGCCAAGCTCGTATTCACCGATGGCGTTCAGTGCGTAACTGTGACGCTCCTCGTAGGTGTATTTACGATATAACTGCATGTAGTCAAGGTGGACACGACCAACGATATCGTAGGTCATACTCTTCTTACCATACCGTTCGAACTCTCTCCTCTTGGGCATTTGGTTCCAGAGACACAGGCGGCGCAGATCATCCTTGGCCAACGCACGAGCAATACGGCCAACGGTGTATGGAATATCGTAGCCTTCACTGTTCCAACCTGAGATGACATCAGCGTCGTCGATGATGTCAAGGAGCGCATCGAGCATTTCGGCCTCGGTGTGGAAGAGGAATGTGTCTTCAAACCGCTCCGCTATAGCAGAAGCACTCTCCCATGTCAAGGATTTTGGCGGAACCGCCACGGTGATCAGCTTATCCAGCCAAGCCAAGTAGACGGTCACAGCAGTGATCTCGTTGAACGGGTCGTCAATGGGTGCGTATCCCTTCTCTTCGTCAAAGTCACTCTCAATGTCTATGAAGCATAGGTGCAGATTGGGTGCGTCTGCCCCAAGATAGTTTTTTTCCAAGCAGCGGAAGATTGGGTTGACGTCCTGCTCCCACAGTTTCTTGTTACTGTGGATCTTCATCTCCTTACGGAACTCTGCGTTAGACTGTGTGCTAAACTTGGTTACTGGTGTGCGGTAGATTGTTTGGTGCTTACCCTTTGGGTCGTCGTAATACAGCACATACTCTACAGGATAATCACGGTAAACACGATTCCCATCTTTGTCTCGTTCTACAATGTAAACTCTATCCTTAGTCTTGTCTAATAGACCGTCAACATAACTCATAGATACCCTTTATACACCGCTTGTGGCCGGCAGACCTTACATCTTGTTCACTATTTTAACATACAGATAGTGAAAACTGTAGTGAATTGGATCACAATGTGCGATTAACAGTTTCCAAAATATCAGTCAAAGTTTCGTGATCGGCGTTGGTGTCTGTCCACTTTGATTTTTGCGCGATTTTGAGTGCCTTCTTCAAAATGCCTGGTTTCACCTCTAACTCTTCCGCTACAGCAGCAATAGTGTCTGACAGCCCGCCCATCAAATCTTCACATTCTTGCATTGTCGCAACACCCTCATTGAACAGTTGATTTAACTTCGCCTTCTGATCAGCACTGAACATTTTTGACGCCATATATTTTTCCTTAAAATAGTATTTTAGATGAATCGTTACGCAAAAGCAACAGATATGAGTGAATAAAGTGCTACACTTTAGGGATTCCGGTAGCGAATCGGCCGTCCCAGGGTAGTAGCCACCCGACGCCTTGC